TTAATTGTGCATTCAAATAAATTTGGTCTTGCCCCACCACCTGTTAATCTACTTTTAAAATCGTTTAAAGTTCTTAATGATGGATTAATAGGTCCACCAGTTGTTGTGCCTTGTGTAAGTGCCATTTGGTTTTACCTCTTTTAATTAAACAGTACCGACGATTTCTTCAAAGCTAACCCCAGTGCGAGTAGCAACAAAAGTCAATCCAATGAAGTTAATGCTTCTTGCTGGTTTGACATAAATGTCAGCTTTAAACTGATTGGAGTCAATAATGTCTGGAGTATTATTAGTTTCATCGCAAACTACAACAAAGTCAGTAATACCTCTTTTTGCTTTTACATCACGGAGATAGGGTTCAACAATATTAATAAAGTTTGCTCTGGTAATTAAATCATTGAATTCAAAGAGTTGTGCTCTTGCTGCCCTTTCAATTGCTCTTTCAATAGTTAAGAACAAACGACGAACATTAATTCTATCAAATGCTGAAACATATGAGAGTGCAGTTTTATCACCAAAAAGAATAATTCCAGATCCCTGAGAGAATATAATTGGATTTACTCTTCTTGTGTATAACCTGTCTCTTTGTTCTTGCGATGGATTGTAAGCAAGTTTAGTTGCATTGTTAATTGTCCCTCTACTTGATCCGGCAGGTGAGTACCAAGGGAACGAATTATTGGCAGTTCTTGCCATTAAACCGGCAATATCAGCATTACAGGGGATATATCTAAATGTATTATTGAATCTATCATAAGTGTATTTGTATCCACTATCAAATACAGCATAAGATGATGATGTTAGTGGATCAAAAAATTCAATAATATTATTAGTTTGTGTTTCTGAGTTTGAAACATTTACCACACCAGATCTATGTGGAGATATTACAGCAATACAATCTTTACGTAAATCTGCAATTGCAATTAATTCATTTGCTTTTGCTTGAGATTCATAAATTGTAGATCCACCAGAAGGACCACTAATTAAATAATCAATAGAGTATTCTGCTGGGTTTGTATAATTTCTATAAGCAGAAATTACATCAGATAATCCTACAGAATATCCACCAACACTAGATATACCAGAGTAATCTTTACCACCAGATAATGTATAGGTTTGTGCCCCAATACAATTGAATGTGTTTCCTTGTGCTTCTAATCCCCAAGTAGTATCAGATGCAGCACCATATCCAGATAAAGTAGAAAACTTAGTTTTAATGCCAGTTGTTGCAATACCTGCAAAAATATATTGCGATTGATCTTTAATTATGTTTTTGTAATAAATTCCTTGATTTGGGGAAATCTTTCCATCAGATGCTTTAGATAGTTTTGAATATTTTTCTACAATATTTCCAACTACTCCAGTAACTGCTCCTGTATCATCAACTACTACAATGTTAACTTCATCGTTTTTTGCACTTCTTTCTGATGCATACTGAGAGGTTGCTGGTTTTGGTGCAATATTTTTCCAATAAACAGTTGAATTTGTCAATCCAAGAGTTTGTTGATCATACCAATCCAGAGGTGTAGATATTGAAGTAGTTGTATTAAACACACCAATTGTAGTGGTTCCTGAGGCAACTGGTGATCCAGATGCTAGAATCAAAGTATCTTGTTGGAATCCATTAACATTGGTTGTTCCAAAACCAACAATTGAAGTTAATGGTACTAATGTCCCATTGTCTGAAACTGATCTTATGACCTGTGAAGAAACATATCCTGCACTTGCGAATGGTGTTGCTCCAGTAACAGAAGGACCAGGAAGAACAATAGAAGATCCTGTGGCAACAACAACAGAAAGATCGGATACTGTTGATGATTTGACTCTAACAAGTGTTCCAGTTGAATTAATACCTACAGAATCTGAAGATTTAAACTCGTATGTACCACCTTGTTGATATGAAACTTCACTATCAACTCCTCCAACATTTTTGCTGAGAACTTTAACATCTACTGAACCAGAATTAACTTGTGTGATGATTCCTTTCAATATTCCTGCTTCAGAAGTAGTTGTTCCGATGCCACCAGCAGTTCTTGTGTACGAAGCACTAATACCGTAACCAACAGAAAGACCAGTAGTATTGATTGCGATTCTCTGGTCTGCGAGACCATCAATTACACATACTTTTAAATTATTTGCCCAAGATCCTGGATTTCTTGATGCCCAATACCAATTTGTATCAGAAGTATGATTATTATCATAATCTTCTAAAGATTCAATTTTTAATGAAACTGATGTTGCTGCAACTCCAGAATTTGAGTTACTTAAATTTGTTCCATTGCATCTTACAACTCTTAAAATTCCACCATAAGAAAGGAAAGATGATGCACTTAACCAATATTCATATTGACTATCTGAAGAAATTGGTTTTCCGAATACATTAAGTAAATCATTTTCATTTTCAATTAAAATAGGTTGATTAACGGGACCTTTTTGGAAAGGACCAGCAATAGCACCTACCTGATTTGTTCCAGCGGTAATTCCACCAACAGTTAAGTCAACTTCCCTAATTTTGACGCCAGGTGATACTAAATTTAACGCCATTTGTTTCCCCTCGTTAAGAAGTTCATTTTGCCTAGAAATATTTATAAATTACATACTTTACAATGGGGAAACGGCCAGTGAACATTTACCAATCTGGGTATTCCCAATAAAATGTGCTTATATTTTTTTTTCTATTTTGAGTGATTCTTTTGATTGTGCATATTTTACATTCATATGAATATGCGGATGATATATCCCCTCTACCTTTACGAGTTAAATAAAAACCATCAATCAAATCTTTTATTTCTTTACAAACTCTACATTTTCTTTCTGTTAAAAATAAGTGCTCCAATTCAAACTGATCACTTATGTTCATTTATCTGTATTCCCACATATATGACCTGTCACCATACTCATCCAAATACCATCTATCTCCATCTTGATCAACAAAACTAGATTCATCTGTCCCATCAATAATAAATCCAAAAGGTGCCATATCTTGTTCAATCTGATCCTTTTGTTCTTCATAAATTCTTTTTCGGACATCATTGTCTGTCATTTCTTTGAAATAGTCTTGGACCACTAACCAAGAAAAAATAACAAGACACATTGCAAGATCATCATTGCAACCTTCTTCTGCTTCAAATGATTGATTTTTTTGAATAAAAGTAGTCAATTCACTGATGATATCATAATCTTTAATTAATAACTTATCATCTTCAATAATTGTTTTTAGGTTTGAGCAACCTACTTTTTTAACTGTCTTAGACATTTTAATACCAAGTTGTGTCTTTTTGCCGGAAAATCCTTGACCAACTAATTGTCCTGCTCTTCCCCTCATAGAGCACATTAAAATATTATCATATTCTAAATCAAAATGCAAAATGCTTGATACTTGTTCTCCAATATCATTAACCTCGGTAAGAACAAATGCTTTGTTATATGCTTTTGCAACTTCGTGAATGATATTTGGAAAAAGCATAGGTTTAATTTCGTTATTACGATATTTTGCAACAACTTTGTATGGAAACTGACTTATATCAAACACAATAAATGCAGAATAATCATTACTCATTCCACGAGATACGTCTACAGTCATTAAATAGGTATTATTTTCTTGGGGTTCTTCATAAACATCTAGACCTTTACTTCTAGTTAATGGATCATCATATGCCATCATTCTCAGTTTTGATGCTGTAATTAATGTATCAACAGACCCTAAAAATTCACATTCAAATTCTTGTGTGAATTGTCTTTCTGAAGTGTTTGCAATTGTTTGTCGTTTCCATTCCGCATCTCTTCCTGGAACTTGAGACCAATGAACCTCTAACGGAATGTAACCATTTTTTCCTCTTTCGGCATCATGCCAAAGTTTATAAAACATATTCATCCCATTAGGTGTTGAGATGATAATCACTTTTGTAGTATTACCAGAGGAAATTGTAGGATATACAGAAGAAAAGAATTGCTCCGCAATATGATTTGGAATAAAAGCAAATTCATCTAAGAAAATAATATTAAAAGAGTTTCCCCTTACAGCAGATGAAGATGTAGATGCTGCCACAATTTTAGATCCATTTTCCAATTCTAAGGATCCTTTATTCCAAGAACCAACTCCTTGTTGCATCCAATCTGGTAAATTTTCATAAGACAATTGCAATCTTTGTAATAATTCTCTTGCTGTTTCTGCTTTATTTGCAAGAATTGCAATTCTTATATTATCATTAAAAAGTGCATAATGAAGAAGATAAGAGACTACAGTAGTTGATTTTCCTGTTTGCCTTGGTAGTTTTGCAATATTAAATCTATTAATATG